TCACCATTCGGCTAGAGTGTATGTCAGTGAAGCGGCTTCCACCTTCCGCCCAGTCCTGGTGTATACCATCCCTTCCCATCTTCCCGCCTGGAAGCCCACGCCGCCATAGGTTTTCCCGTCAGCGGTCAGCACGCCAGCCTTGATCTTATGACTTTTCCGCAGGTTGATCTTGTATACATCAACCTTCTTCCGGTCGGTGTCAGCCGTGACCACCGTTCTGTCTGTCTTTTCGGATGCCGCAGCAGGGACGGATGGTTTCCCTTCCTGAATATCCTGGGCCACCTGCCGGGCTCCGCTCTCTACGTCTGGGGCCTGCACATAGTACGTTACAGCCGGAGGCGTATCAGAGTTTTGCACATGGTAGATTTCCCTGGTGATTTCCCTGGCTGTCTGATCAGATACGCCCAGTTTCTTTTTTACCGCCCCCGGGTCGGTTGTCTGCCGGTACTCCATCACTTTCGGCTGTTCCTTTTTCTCCTGCTGGCATCCGTAGATAGCACAGCAGACCGCCAGCAGGGCAATTAATCCCACAATGACCGTGATGATTCTCCATTTTTGTTCATGTTCCATTCTTCCACCTCCTAGGGCCGTTTGTGAGCGGCTTTTCTTGCTTCTCACATATAAAGTTACATGGAAAATAAAAAAAGTGGCGTATAAGGCCGTTCTGACCTCATACGCCATTTAAAACACGCTACTTAATCCCCAAACAGGGCATTATCGTACATATAATCTCCGTCAATCCCGTATCCTAAATAGTCGTCAGTCCATTGCCACACATAACCGCCGATATCATCCACCGGGCCCCACTCAGCGTTCCAGATCGGGCACCCCAGGGACTGCCAGTCGATGACGGAGGTCAGCCAGTCATAAGAGGCATATACGCCCCAGTTGAGTCCGATATTCTCCCCGAACGCCTTGCACATAGCAGTCACAAGTTCCGGGTCTTTTTCGAAACCGTGATTTTCCTTCCAGTGGTCGGCGTCTTCCATGTCGTAAAACACGGGCAGTTCCAGCAGGACGCCAGCTTCTTCGATTGCCTTCCGGCAGTTCTTGGCGTTTTCCACGGCATCATCCACGGAAAGGCTATAGTCGTAGTGATATGCCCCTACCAGTATCCCGTGAGCATGGGCCTGCCGTACATTCTCCCGGAACATCTCGTCCCGTCCATGCTTGCCATAGGAACTACGGACATAGCAAAACCGAACGCCCTGGGCTTGCAGATCATCCCACGGAATTTTCCAGTTGTTCTCGGATACGTCAACCCCTTTAATGAGCGTCATACTGCCACCCCTGTTCTTTAATCTCTTCGTCCGTAGCTACAATGTACCAATCACATGCCAGCATATCCGCTTGACTAGCCAGCCATGGCATCACATCCCCGGTGGCCGTACACATGGCAAGGAAAGGACCGTGTTCCACTTTCCCGTCCTTCCCTACTGCGGCCTTTTCAGGTTCCAGTTTCGGGTCGTCCTTCCAGCCCGGCACCAGATACAGAAACATGCCCTTTCCGTTCCAATGGGTCCGGGCAAATTTCAGCTCCGGGGCCTCCTGCCAAAGGTGGAGAATGTCCCCAAAATCAAGAAAGGTTTTCAGTTCGTCCGCATGGTCCTCGAACTCTTCTTCCGGGCACCAGGATACATAGCCGTCCGGGTAGACGACTTTGTAACCCATTTCACCATGCTTGTGGCTCCCGAAGTCTTTCCACGCTCTGCATCTTTCCGCTTTTACTACCTTTTTCGTCAGATACTCTTTCATCATTTTCTTTTCCTCCTTGCCATTGGTCGGGGATGCCGTCCCCGTCATTGTCTACCAGGGATTTCCCGATGAACCCAATCGCCGCTATGAACGACACCCCGGTGAGCGTCTGTATCAGCATGTTGAGTGCTGGCAGGTCTACTTTTCCCTGGAAAGCCCAAAGCCAAACCCATCCAGACAGATACAAGACGATACTGCCGATGATCAGCAACATCAGTATGATCACCAGGGCACGGGGCAGGCCCCGTACTTTCATGCGGCCCACCGAACCGAGCAGGTTCAGCAGGAACCCCTGTACTTTCTTCATTTTCGTACCTCTTCCGGCATCTTCAGCACCTCTTCGTGCTTTGCAGTCATGATGCCGTTGTCCGCCAGCCGTTCGTAAACCTCATACATCTCTTCGAAAACCTGTTTTTCGTCAACTGTCGGCGGTGTCCGTTGGAACCGCACATACATATCGTTGAGGGATGCCCGAAGAATTAACTGCATCCCCTTTCTGACAGCTTTCAGTCCGGTGACGTATGCAACTACATAGCCCACCAGGCCGCCCACGGCCAGGCTCACGGCAGTGCTCAGCCCTTCAATGACAATATCGTTCACGTTTGGTATCCTCCTTATATTACTTTGAAAGGTTGTGATTTGATGAAACTCCCCAACGGCTTTGGTACTTGCTACAAACTCAGCGGCAACCGCCGCCGCCCCTGGGTCGTTAAAAAGACCATCAATGGAAAGCAGAAAACACTAGGGTACTTTGCAACCTACGTGGAAGGTTTGAGCCATCTCTTTGCCGTCAATGAAACAGACACCATGCAGGCGGAAATCCCCTTTTCGGCCATCTACGAAAGATGGAAGAAGGAACATTTTCCGGTCCTGTCCGTATCCTCTCAGAAAGCCTATGAGATTTGTTTTAAACATCTCTCTCCCCTCCATTCCCGTCCTTTTTCCTCTCTCCGATATAGAGATTTGCAAGCGGCCATTGACAATGTGAAAAAGATTGCTGGATACGCCACACAAAAGAAAGTCAAAGGACTATTAGAGCAGCTCTACGATTATGCCATCCGATACGACATCGTGACCACAGATTATGCCAGCCGAATTTCCATCGACCCACACATCCCGGTGTACAAGAAAAAGCCCTTCACCGTCCGGGAGCGGAATCGGCTATGGGCTAATACAGAAACTCCCTTTGTAGTTGATGTACTCATTTTGATTTATACCGGCCTCAGATGCGGAGAATATCTCAACATCAAAGCATCTGACGTTAAAATCCGTCAGCGTTGTCTGGTGATCAGAAAAAGTAAAACGAGGGCAGGCATCCGGCAGGTCCCGGTCAGTAAAAAGATATGGCCTTTTGTCATGGCCAGAATCCAGGAATCCCCCTGGCTCTGCCCCTGCCGTTCCTACGACTCTTTCCGCCGCCAGTGGGATAAGACCATGAAAGCACTAGCCATGCGACACACACCCCACGAGGCACGCCATACAGCCGCATCCTTGCTGGATTCAGCAGGCATCAACGACACCGTGGTTAAAATGATTTTGGGCCACGCCAGAAAAGGGGTGACGAAGGCCGTATACACGCATAAGACCTTGTCAGAGCTCAGAAAAGCAGTGGATATTTTGTGAGTAACCAGGTATTTTCTTCTCAAAGAAGAATCGCCAGATACCCTTGTAGGAAGCCATCTCAGAGGTCATTTAGTGTGTGCTTAACGAAGTAGTAAAACCAGCCTTGTCAAGGACATAAAATGAGGAAAAATTGGCATGGAATTCCTTTCATGAATAACCACCGATGAACTTCCGAAAATTTCCGGGAGTGTTTCGTCATTACTGAGATGGAACACTGGTAAAGTTCAAAGTGGCGTTTTGAAGGCCGTAGAAGGAACATCAAAATTCCCTTCATCGTCGTCTGAAAACGTCTCAAACACCACCGTTTCTATCGAGTTTGGCAAGGACGTCGCCCACGAAAACCTGCCTCCGATGGTTGCGGCATTTGCCTGGAAACGGACAGCATAAGGCCCACCGATGAGATGCCTAGCCACAGCCATACTTTAAACAGGAATAGTAACTCCGGAACTGAATCATGGTGCCTCATTGACCATGAGGGGGTGACAAAATGGCAAACCGGAAATGTTGGTTCAGCTGGCGGCGACCAACCCCACGAAAACCTCCCCCCATGCACCGCCGCTTATGCTTGGATGAGAACAGCATAGTGCCACCGATGAAATGCCAGCGCATAAGCACGAACAAGGAGATTGGATGTGGGCAGTGTCAGCCAAATTTAACACTGGCAGCTACAACATCCCGGGAGCCTCTTCCGGAAATGCCGCAACCTACTCGGAAGGAAAGGCATCTCAAAAAGTTTGGACAACGTCGTCCGGTGGTAATTCCACCCACAACAATATACAGCCTGTAGTCGCTGGATACTGCTGGCGTAGGACTGCATGACCACCGATGAGTTGCCGAAAATTAAAGGCGACGTCCAGTTCCGCCTATTTGATGGGGCGTCAAATATCATTGGCAACAAAAACGATAGTCTATCGGATTCTGGCGTCTTTTCATTCGAGCGATATAACGGCGGGAAATGGTCAGGAAGCGTTGGCATGAGCAGCAAACAAGCCACGGACAATACCGACGTTTTGCATCTCGAGTTCGGTAATAATCAGCCCCACAACACCCTGCCCCCGTCCATCGCCTGTTATGGATGGCGCAGGACCGCCTAAGCTGTGCGTCTCCAGCAGTATGCCGCTGTAGATGGCTGGAGGTTGTTATGGGCCGCATTGCCGCCCGTCCCGTCAGTAGTACCGGCAGGGTCGCCCTGCCCACCTTGTGGGGATGTGGCCAGGGTTCCTGCATTATTATTCCATTCCCCGCTCACCTTGAAAGCTCCGAGCGTATAGGCTTCCCATTTTCCATTCCTGTAAACCTTCGGGATGCCGCTTTGTACAGTGTTCCATGTCCTTACAAGGTGCCCATGTGATGCCAACTCATCGGTGGTGAGCTGGTGCTTCCGTTCGCCATATTTTTGACCGGCTTCGTATGTGAAATTCCCGAAAGAGTCGCTCCCGGACCCCTGGGCAATCAGTGTATATCCGGCAGGCAGAGCCTCCCACGTGCCGCCGAAAAGGGTGGCTGGGCTGGTGCTGTCATTGCTCCAGTAGTAGGACCCGACGGGGTGGGCGTCAAGTTTGGCCTGTTTGTAGATTTCTTTTTTGGCCGTCTTGAGTGCTTCGGCTACCAGCTTCTGAACCCACGCCGTGGTAGGCACCTGGCCGCTGTTCTCGCCGCTGGCCGGGTCTGACGAGTAAACCGCTCCCCATTTAGCCGTAGAGGTGCCCAGGGAGCCTTCCCCATCGCCGTTCGGTACAATCGCTCTTGTTGTCATTTAGACTCACCTTCTTTCTTTTCATCGGCTTGCTGTTCCGGCTTATAAGCGATACAGGCCGGGTTTACGCATTTTCCGTCCACCAGCTTGTGGGCGCAGTATTCGCAACGTTTCGGAATTTTAAACATTCTCGACCGCCTCCTTGTATGCAGTTTGCAGGTCTTTAAAATCTGCCCGGATACTCTCCTGGGCAGCCGTATCCCCAGTCAAGAGGGCCACAGCCATGGAGTCAGTCAGCTCTTTGACCGCACTGTCATAGTCTGCTTTGAGACTGGCTTTCTGGTCCTCTTCCGTCGGCTCCGCCGGTGGCACATAGGTCCGTTTAGACTGGGCATCCAGCAGGTCCTGGATGCGGTTGCAGTATCCGCTGTATGTACCATTGGGATATGTTAAAAACTCCCCATCCACCACGCAGCACTCCTGCGCATCGTCATAAATGACGGATTCCGGAACGGATACAGCCCCGGCATCGGTTAAAAAATTATCGACGGTATCTATGTAGGACTTATCTCCGTCGATGATCAAAACATTGTTTTTTAAAATCTGAAAAACACTCATTAAATCAATCCTTTCTCTGCTGATGAAATACCGGCCCACAGCCATAGTCTGGCATTTGGTACAACCAACATTTCTTTCAGCTTTTCCATTCGCTCTCAGTCTAAAGATGCCGCCAACGTGCTGGCTGGCACGAACACCAGTGTTGCCAGAAGGGAACAAAATAGCGGAAACGCCGTAGAGCCGTCTTCTGCCGGTTCGTGGTATCGTGATGAATTGTCCTTCAGCAAAAGCATCACGCCCAGTGCGACTCTCGGGAGCACTGGTGGAAACGGGCTACACGAAAACAGAATGCCCTACGTCGCCGTGAACATTTGGAAGAGGACCGCTTAGGCCGTCCTGCGCCAGATATTGACAGCCACATAAGGCTGACGGTTCTCATGGCTGCCGTTGCCCCCGGTAGCACCGATGGTCACAGTATGGCTGTGAGCTCCGTCCGTACTCGTACGGCCCGTGGGGTTGTTCCAGTCGGCTGCGGACGAACCGGCGTGATTAGATGCACTGTCATAAATTCCATACGGGTTTTTATCGTTATCGCCGAAGCATCCATGGTAATGGGCTCCAGTCGTGGAGCTGGATGCAGAGTGACTGTGGCTAGGCATTTCATCAGCAGCTATTAAGCAGTACGACGCCAGAAGTTGACGACCTGGTAAGGCTGCCTATTCTCATGGGCGCCGTTACCGCCCGTGGAAGAAATGGTGATAGTGTGGGAGTGGTTCCCATCAGTGGACGTCCTGGCGATGGCGTTGTCATAGTCAGAATGTATACCTTCCATGCCAGCGTGGTTGTTATTGGAATCGTACCAGCCATAAGGCGTGTTAGGGGCTTCCGACGTCTTATCCCAGGGAACACCATGATAGTGGTTTCCTGCCGTGCTACAGCTTGCACTGTGTCCATGATCCGCCAACTCATCGACAGTCCATTAAGCTGTCCGCAGCCACTTGTTGACCACCTTGTATGGCATACGGTTTTCGTGGTACTGGTTTCCCCCGGTGGAACTGATAGTCACAGTATGGGAATGGTTGCCGTCCGTGGATGTTCTGCCGGTTGGGTTGTTCCAGTCGGCCCCAGACGAACCTGCATGAGTAGTGGCACTATCGTAAATGCCATACGGGTTCTTCTCGTTATCGCCGAAACAGCCATGATAATGATTTCCGTTGGTGGATACCGAAGCACTATGAGTATGGCCAGGCATTTCATCGACAGTGATTAGGTGCTTCACTTCGCCCCCGGTATCTCCCAGGGTGTACGTGTATTTCGTCCCATTTTCCCAGTAGTCCCCGGCCCCCACGGCAACCTGGCCTTTCTGCGTTACAATCCAGGTAGTGCCAGGGAATACAGTGTTCGGGTCCGTGCTGTTTTCAAACTCCACGACAATGCCGACAGGATAAATCAAATCATACAGCTCCAACGGGCTGTGTCCGGCCTTTTCCCATCCGCCGGTAGCCGACAGGAACTTTTTCCCGTCTCCTGCCGCAGGGGCAGGGACGAATCCCCGCACCCCGGAGGATGCATCAGAACACCCCGTGAAATCGCTGTGGGCTTCTGGGTCGGTGAGATGGTATTCGAAATCTTCTTCACGAGCGTATACGTCACTATTGATTTCCACCCCGACAGATGACGCATTGCCTACGGACGTATAAATGGCGAACTCCTGCACATCCATCTTGTACGTCTTATCGGGAATCCACTCCCCATGGGCGGCATCTACAGCATAGGCATATCCGTAGAACGTTTCTTCCCCTTTGTATCCGCCCCACCCGGAGTCGGTGTAGGAATCACTTGCCACACGGGCATAAATCCCGATTTCCGTGGCACTGAAACCCGCTCCTTCTGCGATTCCGTCATTGGAGTATGCAAAATACAGTACGTTCCGGGCCTCAGACACATCAGCGTTGACTACCTCAGCAACCCTTGTGATTGGGGCAGTCATTTTTTTAGAGATGAGTTCCGTCCGGGTATTCCCGTCAGAAATCCCATCCCCGATTTCGCATTTTGTGAAAACCAGGGGCTTGCTCATGGATGCGGACAGCTCGATGAGGTGCATCCCGGCTTCCCCGATTTTCACGTTGCTAAATTCGCTCATTGATTCACTCCTTTCTTATTGCACAGCTTTGCCGTACATGCTCAAATCCTCCTTGAGGGGCATGTACAGCACGGTATCGTCCTCGACCGGCAGTGCGTCCAGCTTGCTGTCGGCGGCTATCTTTTCTGCCGTGTGGACGGTGCTGGAAAAGCGGAAGTTTCGGATACAGCCGTTGAATGGGTTGGCGATACAGTCTCCCATTAGCAGGGTTTGCAGGACCTTTTCACCGCTGGTTTCCGTAAAAGAAGAAATCTTTTCACCGCCACAGTAAAACTCGATTTTTCCCTTATCCCATGTAAGAGAAATACGGTTTGGTACTTTCACAGAAAAATCGTTCTTGTAATTCGAAGCAGTGGCGCCTTCCTTGATATAAATGGCATTGGATCCATTGCTTTCCATTCGCCACATTCTTTGATCATAGGCTTTGGGCGTCCATCCTGGCATTCCGAAGAGCATGGGCATTTCCCACGCCACCATCTTGTCGTTGTACGTCAAATCAAACTCGCACGTCCACTTTGTCTTGTTGACCACCCATTCCGCAATGGTCAGACGGTCTGCGGCATCACGGGAGGTCGGGGTGAAACTGGTGGCGTAGGGACGGGATTCCAGCTGGATGTCGTCGATGTAGACTTCGGAGCCAGCTGGTACATAAACGAAGTAACAGATATTTGTATCTGAGGTGAATTTCCTTGTTACGACTACTTTTCTCCAAATTCCACTTTCAGTTAAAACCTTCGATTTTGTAAAAGGATAGCCTTGTTCATTGCTTTCTTCCTCGATGGTTGCATAGCAGCTTCCGGAAACGACATAGGCCATGAATGAAAACGTTACCGTTTTTCCTATTCCTATATATTTCTGGAAATAATCTCTTCCGCCATTATTTGATGTGATATGGATTGCGCTCGAATGGTTGTACGTTTTGGAAGAAGAGATTTCCAGCAATCCCGTACTATTCTGTGTATACCACCCTTTTAGTGATTCATTCGTCACATCAAGCACACTCGCCGCCAGATTGGTGGTGGTCGGTTCAAAAAGCAGTCCGTTGTCCATGAACCGTGGCTCATTGACTTGATATGTCCGCCCCCCCCAGGACAGCAGTGGAAGCACGGGTGAAGGTGGCGGGGGCACCGACTTTTTGCCGGATGTTGCCGTCTGCATCTACATAAAACAGGGCGTCAAAGTCACCGATTTGAGCAGTCGGGGATGGACTTACCTCTTGCCATTTCCTGACCATAACGGGGGACGGTTTCAACCCGTTCAGCGTGATTTCAATATTTCCATCCTTGTTGACTTCGTGGATTCCCCTGGCTACGTTGAAGCTAACCGACTTTCTCTCGACCTTATCCCCGGCCAGCCTCCCGACTTCCGACTTGCAGTGTTTTCGGACGACAGCTCCGGCGTAGATGGGGCTGTAAACGGGCACGGTACGGGCCGCCTGTATGGTCATATTAGCCGGGATGATAAGACGGGCATATCTCCGAATCTCGTTGATTCTTTCGGTCATATCATCGGCCAGGTTCAGCACAACGGTGTAGCTGTTCGGGTGAACGCCCAGGGTAACGGCTCCCTTGTGATACATGCCATCCGTCAGCACCTCGAAGGATTTCTCGGTATATGGCGTGGTTCCGTTGACCATTAAAAAGATGGCGGCTCGGCGGTCAAAGATGGACGCCCCTTCCGGGGGATAAATGCCCAGCATCTTTTCCCATCTCTCAACCCCGGCAATGTCGGTGTTGAAGATGAAGGTGTTGGCGAACCATCGCCAGATCTGGCCATACAAAGTGTTGAATTCCTGGTTTTCAGCCTGGCAGATTGCCAGGATTTCCTTGGCGTTTTTCAGCACCCAGGGGGTGTATCTTTCCAGTCGTACATTACGGGTTATTTTCTTCATCATGCACCCCCAGAAACATCAGTGATTTTGCCGATAGTGGCCAGGGCATTGTTTGCCAGTTCCACGTTTTCCTCGGTTCCGTTCAGTGTAGTGTGACTGATGTCGGCCACATACGGACGGGCCAGAAGTCGGCTTTCAATTTGACTGATACGGATTACGATGCCTCGGTTCTCGTACCGGCTTGTAGTCACCACTTCGGTATCCTGCCAGCCCTTATTCAGCTCGTTGAAATAAGCCTGAATGGTTGCTGTAATATCAGCAAGGCAAGTGGAAAAACTATCCGTCCCCAGAAATTTTATGTTCAGTCCGATGTTGACTGCACTCTGGGCGGCGGCTTCAACGGTCACACGATGCCCGATAGGGGCAATGCCAACACCCTGCTGGTGATATGGGACCGGATCCAGGGCCTCCTGTACCTCGCTCACGAACTCGGTTTCCGGTGGCTTATACTCGCTTGTCATAAACACAACTTTCACCGTTCCTCCACCGTCCCATACAGGGTAGACCTTCACACCACCAACCCCTTTGATGGCGTTCACCTTCTCTTGATAATCGGCGATGTTCCCACCGTAGGCTTGGGTTTGGAAGCTTTCCAGATACCTTTTTCGAAAGGCTTCTGTTTCTTCTTCATCTTCCCCAGGGACGATAACATTCACGATTTTGGCGGACTGTAGTCCAGCCACATAGTCAATTGGGATTGCCCTGCCGCTGACTTTGTTTCCTTCAGTACCGGATTTTTCGCATTGGGCCATATACTGATTGCCCCCGGCAGTCAGCCTTTTGGTGACGACGTAGTTTAGCTCGTCCACGGAATAACGGCTCCCAATGGGGAGTACAACCGTGGCCGGTGTGGCCTCAATGGTCACATAAGCATAAGTCGCTTCGTAAGGTTCCAGGCCCCGTTCTTTTGCTCTCTCAATCAGATGTTCACGGTCGGCAGTATCTCCGAACGTGTTCGTCATGAAGTAGTCCAGGGCCGCATACATGAGCATGAATTCAATGGCTGCCGGTTTCGTGGCGTCAAAGGCGATGGAGCCTTCTCGTTTATCAATCTCTTTGGACATGACCGAAAGCATCCGTTTTTCGATTACGTCCTCAGTTTGTCCCTCATACATTGGCGATTCTCACCTCTTTCTGGGCTTGCAGATTTCCGTAGATGGTAATCACGGTGAACTTTGCCAGGACGCTTCCGCCTTTGTCATAGCTAAGGTCGAAATTGGTCACATCGGTGATGCGGTCGTCCTGGGTCAGTGCTTCCTTGATTCTTCTTGGGATTTCCGGCAACACAAAAGGGATGGGCTTGCCGAAAAGGTCGGCCAGCTCCACCCCATAATT